TTACCTGTAGGTGTATAACCAGAGGGAGTTATGTCAACCAAAGTAGTAGTACCAGAGAATATTTTATTATTACCCGCTGACAATATACGCTTGTCACCACTTTTGTCTACATATTCATAAACAGTTTCTATACCACGACTACTACCCAACACCGAGGAACCGTTAGTTGACACCGCCGCATAACCCTTACGTGCTCCTATCCTACCGTACTGGTCAATAACACAGTTGTCAGCAATGGAAGCAAATGACGGGTCAAGACCTATGGGGGAGTCTTGAGTATTTATACCCGCAAATCCGGGGGCCTGAATTGTAATGTTCTGTAATCGTTGAGCCATTAAATAGCATTCCAAACAGTTTCAAGAGGGAATCTAGCGGCATCCATAGCGATTGCGTCTGCTAGTGTTGCGTCAGCTAGTGCGTATAGTTCTTGTGCCGAAGCACCTCCTGTTTCTCCACGTTCTCTAGCGGCTAGGGCCGTAGCGTACTGAATGACTGGTGCAGACGGTACGTCAAGTGCTGTACTGTCTGAAGTAAATGGTGCAGTCCTATCCACCAAGTTAAAACGTAGCGAGTATACCTTGTCGGGTATAGGATATACGTCTACGACTAAGTGTCCACTGGAGTTAAACCCATTCCAAGAGTAGTACTTAGGAGCACTGACGGAAGGCTCTGAGTTTAGGAAAGCGTTATTCATCCAAGACGAACTAGCTTGTTTCATAAACCAGTTAGACGTATCGTTAAGTACGTCCAGTGTTTTAGTCGCAGTGCCTGTACCGGTGATACCGTAGCTAAATACGTTAGCTGAAGTATTAACAGTAAAAGTATTACGCAATGAAGACCAGTCCCAAGAATCTTCTACGATACGTTTAGCATCATTAACGAACTCTCCAACTAATTTAGAGTAGCTATTTTCATTTACAGTTGTAACTTCGTTTTCTCTTAGTCTACGTAGTACACTGTTTACAAGTTGTAGGTAAGTCATTAGAATGAATAACTCCTTGGCTTTATAAAATCATCTAAAGTGTATTCTAAACCACTTTCATTATTGTCAAACAAATCTATAAATTCTACTTCCAAAGGTGCTACCTCTGAAGGAAAAACTCGTTTTTGTGTGTCTTTTATTTTTGTTTCAAATTCAAACAGTTCATTAGCAAACAACTGTTCAGTCGGTGTAGCCTGTGTAGCCGTAAGCATTCCTAAGTTAACTGTACCGTCCATCGCGATTGTAGGTACACTAGGTAAGTCTAACTCTTTGATGACATCCACTATAGGTTCCACCAAAGGTTCTAAGCCCTCGCCTACTGCACGAGCAACGTCCTCTATAGGCGGCCCTACTTCTTTAGCTACGTCAACTATAGGCTCCACTACAGGTTCTAAGCCTTCCCCTACGGCACGTACCGCATCTTCTATTTGCGGCCCTACCTGCTCTGCTACTTCTATGAAAGGTTCGGCAATGTCTTTAACTGTGTCTATCACCGGACGGAGAGTGTCTTCTATAATTCCTAAGTCTACTTCTCCTCTGGGTAAAGCGTCTATAACTTCTCTGCCAAATCCTTCCAGTAATGCTTCATCTAACTCAGCACCCTGAGCCACAGCGTTGACTGTTGTGTTGACACTGGACTCTAGTTCCTGCGGAGTTAAACCTAATGAACTTGCTTCTATACCTGCTTCAGCTAATCCTCGGTTTACTAAGTTACCGCCAAACATTCCAAGAGCCGCTTCTTCTATATTACCTGCACTAGCGGCCTCCAGTAACGTCTGTGTTTGATTGTAGGTTGTTCCAAACAAACCTTGACCTACATCCGGTGGCCCTTGTACGCCTTCGGGTAGAGCAGTTGGAGGTCTGACAATACCTGCTATCTCTAGACCCTGCATTAACCCACCGACAGCTTGCATTGGGTTAACGTCTACCCCTGCCGCTAGTTGAGCCGCTGTTAAAGCTAAGTTACCTGCGGGGATAAAGTTAGCCGCTAGTTGTATAATGGGACTGGAGAGCGTAGACTCAACAACATTAGGGTCTTCAACAAACACTGTACTGTATGTACCTACTGGCCCTTGAGCAACATATTGACCGTCACCTCTAGCACCGTAGGACTCTGGAGTACCTATACCTGTAGTTAAGTAGTAAGTCTTACCGTCTATTTCCTGTGTTAAAGGTATTTCATTCTCAGTCAAAAAGTCCTGCACTACGTCAACACCGGCTCTGTCACTAACAGCCCTTGGCCATGCAAAGCCCATACGAGCAAAATCTGAAGGGTCGTAGTTATTATAGTTGTAAACGCTACTAGTAGCTTCCTGTTGTTCCTGTACTCTGTTGTAGAAATCTATATAGTTTTCTAAGGCAGTATCAGCGTCTGTATAGACAGGGGCTTCACCGTAGTCCTGCTCTCTGATTGTACTTTGAAATGCTTTGATACCTGTATTTGGGTCAGTAACAGTAGTTGACAAATCAAACGCTGTACCTAAGTCACCTTCCTCTACTAAACCATTCTCTTCAGGTTGTAGCCTATCACCTGCTAACTCTTCCTCCGTCATGGAGATAGGGTCATCATCAAACGGACTGGACAAGGGACTATAGTTTAATGTTGGTATCATTATTTATCTCTTTGTACGCCTTTAAATTTCTCAGCACTTCTCATGCTACCTAAGCCCAACATACCTAACAACACAGGCATCATCTCACTTAACTGTAGAACTGGAATAACGACCTCAGATGCAACCAGAGCAAGCGCAAAGTTTGCCATTGGGATAACCAAGAAGTTACTCGCCATACCAACACAACATACCCAACCCACAGCAGGTCTCCAACCAGAAACAAATAAACTTTTATGGGATGCTTCCTGCTTGTTAACTTCAATCTGTGCCTTTGCCAGTTCTTGAGCGTGTCTTTCAGCCATCGTTGCAATTTCGTGGGCAAGGGCATTCTTTTTGTCTTTATCCTCTATAAATTTGTCAAGTAAACCTGTAACGGGTGCTATTAATTGTTGTAACATAATTACCTCAGTGGATTAGACAGGTAGTCCATACCCTGCCATAAGTCCTCAACCTCTCTGTCTATTGTGTCTAGCTTGCTCTTAACGTCACCTAAATTGTTTGCTACTAACTCTGCTTGTTTAACCGTAGACTTCATAGCTTCTATCTCTTGCTTCATGTCCGTTACGTCAGTCTTAATCTGTAGCAACTTATCTTGTTGCTCTGCTATGGTCTTTAGGTTGACACCTAGTTCCGCTAGCTTTCCCTGTAGTTGTGATACGTTATTGTCCTTTAACTCTTGTTGTATTAATACTATGCTCTCTTCCAAAGGTGCTGTGTTCGGTACTGATATAGCTTCCACCGCTTCTAAGCGTGAGTACAAGCTACTAGCAGTCCATACGCCTCCACCTATGGTTGACCCTATGCCTAAGACTATCGCTATCCATACGCCCTTAAAGGAGGTGTCACCTATGGTTAGAGTAGTGTCCTCTAAACTCATCCCTCGTTACACTCCTGACCTGTCATAAAGCATTGGTAGCCTAAGTGCGTTGGGCCAGTCAAGTACAGTTCGGACTCAGAACCCGCTGTCAATACGTCAGCCTCAGTTACGTAGAAGTCTAAACCAAAGTTAGTACCGTTGAGGTAGACAGCCGTTGCATTGTTAGTTCCGTCCCAAGCCATACGCACCCACTGCCTGTTAGCGTCATACGTTAGGGTAGCGTTACTAGCGTGTGAGTTATTATTCTCAGCACCTGTCTGTAGGAAAGCCACGGCTTCTTCATTAGCGGCTACACCTAAGAATGCTGACGCGGCATTAGCGTGAGTCTCTATGTCATCTATGGACTGGTTATAGGTGTCTACTTCTTCTTGGGATATGGTCAACACTTCTTGGTTCGTAACAACAAACTCCTGTACTTCCGCTTGCTCATCTGGAGTAGATGCTTCGGAAGCTAACTCAGCTACCTCTACGACCTGTATCATGTCCACTACAACCTCTGTAAACGTGTCTACAGCGTTGTTCATTAACTCTAACTCTTCAGTAGCCTGTTGTTGTAAAACTTCCTGTACGTTACCGTAGGGCTGATAATCATACATTCCTGCTAGGGCGTTGTTATAGGCATCCAGTTGCTCACTGCTTATGTGTGCTGAAGAGGAAAGAGTACCATCCGACAAGTACCCACCTTCATAGGAGTACTCTAGGGCCGCACCGGAAAGCAATATACCAGTGTTAATCTGGTCTACCAAAGCATTGGACGCATCTATAAGAGCATCAAGTTCATTTGATAGAGCGTCTAAACTTATCACTGATAGAAATAGTGCTGTCGCTTTCTTCATCTGTCTCTTTATCCTCTTTGCCTATTCTTAA